TTGAAGCTGCTCTCCTGCTTCTCCAAGTCCCGCAGCCTGTTTTCCTTACACATCTTATACTCCACATAGTCTTTCTGTGAAAGATTGCCCATGCGGTATGCCATATACTTCCCGCTTTCTTCCTCTGCAAGCCGGAGCTTTGTGCAGACCACGGCATGAAGGCTCTGCTCCAGTTCCTGCTTTTTTTGCCGGATGATTGCTCTTGCAGTATCTAAATACATTCTCTGTTTTTTCAAGTCCACATCAAATTCTTTTTCAAACAGTACAAAAAGGATATCCGTCAACGCATTTTTCGAGATACGGTTAGAGGACGGACAGTTATCTGTTTTGGTTGCTCCGCCATTCCTACAAAAATAACCATCCATACGGTTTTTACTATCATCCGCATAGTGCTTCACATAGCTGTGTCTTGTCATTTTCCGCCCGCATACGCCGCAGTACAGCACCTTGTCAAAAATATTTTCTCCGATTGGGCAGCCTTCCGTTGGATGAGCATGGCTTTTTGTCTGCTCCCGCAGTTTCCTCCTTACTCCGGCCGCTTCCTTCCCAATCTCCGGCGTGATCAGCGGCTCATGGGCTTCTTCTTTTACCACCCAGTCATCTTCCGGCTTGTGAATGCGGTTATTTTCATCCCTTGCAGTAATGCTGGTCTTTCCCTGTACCAGCTTTCCAGCGTAAGTGTCACTTTTAATAATGCGTTCCACACCACTTTTATCCCATCCTTTGTAAGCTGCATCCGGTGGGCAGTAGACCTCTCCCGTTTTGTGATAGACCGCCGGCGGATTGATCTTACGAGTGTTCAGATCATCCGCAACTGCCGTATAGCTTTCCGTCTCAATAAATTTCTGAAAAATGTATCTGACAATCTCCTCCGTATTTTCATCCGGTATCAGCCTGCGTACTTTGCCCTCCCAGACTGCCTTATACCCATAAGGTGCAGGACCGCCCACATAGGAGCCTTCTTTTCTTCTCTGTGCCAGAGAAGCTTTCGCTTTCACGGAAAAATCCTTAGCATACATATCATTTACCAGATTCTTGATTTCCGATACCATCTGTTTCGTTTCATTGCCGCCTGCCCCGGTATCAAAGCCATCCGCCACTGCTATGAAACGCACACCAAGGAATGGGAAAATCTTCTCAATATAATTTCCGGCTTCCAGATAATTTCTGCCAAAACGGGACAGGTCTTTTACGATCACACAGTTAATGTCTCCCATGCGGACATCCTGCATCAGCCGCTGAAACGCACCCCGGTTAAAATTGGTTCCCGTCTTTCCCAAGTCGATATAACAGTCTGCAACTTCGATTTTATCCGTATGTTCTCCGTTCCATTCCTCAATGAATTTCCTGGCGATCTCTATCTGCACCTCTACTGATTCATTCTTTGAAGTTTGCCTGCAAACTTTTTTGTCTATATCTGCGGAGAGTCTGGCATAAATACCAGCCTTATACTGCCTGCTCTTTTGATTCTTAGCAGCACACGCGGGTGTGTTCGAACCTTTTCCCGCTGACTGCCTCTTTGATGTTCTTCCCATACTCATGCACTCCTTTCCCTGCCGCTTTCCTGCCCCGAAAGTGCAGTGACATATTCCTGCATGATCCGGTATTCATCCCGAAAATAAAACTCTATCTCAAGTCTTTTATCCTCGAACACATAAATCCGCTTTACCAGACTCGTCAAAGTATGCCGGTCAATTTCAGCAAGCTTCAGGGAATCCTGAAATTTTGCCAGCCTTGAAGCACTGACTACACCTTTCTGCAGCATCCGCCGTATCATGTCCTGTTGCTGTTCCTGTGCTTTCTCCAGTTCTTGTGCCTTGCGCTGAAACTCCTTGTGCAGACGTTCAAATTCTTCCTTTGTTACGACATTCTGCCTTAGATCGTCATAGAGTCCTGCGCAGAGACCGTAATACTTATCCTGCTCCTGTTTCAGCCGTGTAAGCTCCTTCTGGCATCCCGCAACTGCTTCCAGATTTGTCTCTTTTTCTTTCGCCTGTTCAAAAAGTTTACTCTGCGCTAAAAAGTCATTGGCATATCTGCGAACCGCAATGCCCACCAATTCCTTTAAAGTATTTTCCTCTATGCTGTGGCGGCTGCATCCCTCGCCCCGGTTTTTTGTGGAACAGATATAGTACACCTTATTGGATTCCTTATACCGGACTCTGCGCCGCACCATCTGTTCTCCGCAGTCCCCGCAAAACAGAAGTCCCATGAATGGACTTAAGCTTTTGCTTTCCGGGCTTACCCGTCCGTCCGTCTGAAGAAGATTCTGTACCGCTTCAAAATCACTGTCTGAAATAATAGGCTCATGGGTATTTTCCGCACGCACCCATTCTTCCTTTGGTTTCTCAACACTCTTTTTCACCTTATAATTGACTTTCTCTGTCTTGCCTTGCAGCAGGTGCCCCAGATAAACTTCATTGGTCAGGATACGCTTTACCGATGAACTGCTCCACTGTGAACCGGAGCCGCCGGTAAACCCGCCCCGGTAGTTAAGCCCCGTAGACTTTTTATATTCTTTCGGGGAAAGAATGTGCAGTTCGTTCAGCTTCTTTGCAATGGCAGACACCGCCATTCCCTCAATTTTCCACCGGAATATCCTGCGTACAATCTCTGCCGCATAATCATCCACCACCAGCTTGTTCTTATTCTCCGGAGACTTGCGATAGCCATATACGGCAAAAGGTGATAAGCATTCCCCGGCTTTCCGTTTCACTGCAAGCTGGCTTTTTACCTTGGTGGAAATGTCCCGGCAATAAGAATCATTGATAAAATTCTTGACCGGAATCACGATCTGGCGTTCTCCGGTGTCTGCCGATATGCTGTCGTAATGATCAGTTAAGGCAATGAAACGCACACCAAGAACCGGGAATATCTTTTCCAGATACCTTCCGGCTTCAATATAATCACGCCCAAAACGGGACAGGTCTTTCACAACCACGCAGTTAACCCTGCCCGCTTCAATATCTTTCATCATTCTGTTAAATTCTGGTCTGTCGAAATTACTGCCGGAAAAGCCATCATCTACATAAATGTCATAGAGTTCAATATCCTCCTGTTCATTTAAAAAGGAACGGATCAGCTCCCTCTGACTTCCTATGCTGTTGCTTTCGGCTTTAGATACGCCATTTATCATGGCGTTGCCATCATGCTCCGCTTTCACATTGTCATCTCTGGAAAGACGCAGATACATGGCGGCAAAGAATTTAGATTGTTCTTTCATGTTATCACTCCTGACTTTTTTGTTAGGGGGAAGCCGGTGGCTTTTCCATTCCATAAAATCAGGAGTTACGCTGATTTGTCCTGATATTAGGTTAGCATAGATAAGAGGATTTTTCAATCCAAATATAAATTTTTCAAATATGAATTTCGGATAACCTTTGCAGATATTCCACCATTTTATCATCTATGCTGGCTCCGTCTTTTTGGAACCTGACCTTAACTACATAATCACCGATCCGATTGACATAGACATTATTCGTCTGCCTTGCAAACGCATCCAGCTTCTTCTCCACAGGCAGGGATGTATCAATCTCTATGTCCCTCAAATCAGTCAGAGTGGAAATATCTACCGTCCTTATATCCACGGCAGCCATTTCTTCAAGTCTTTCCTTTGTCAGTTCCAAGGCTTCTCTCCTTTCCAGACAGCATAATCTTGCTGCTATCTAAGTCTATTCTTTTACCGGATTGTCCTATGCTATAGCATTTTCCTTATCCATAAAATAACTGTCTGCTTTCTTCCTTATGATAAAGTCTGCCACATCCATGAGCCTGTCCGTGACCGGCATGGTCGGCAGGGTATTCAGAATTTCTGCCCGGTATCTGCCACGCAGGGATGCCCTGCTGTCTAAGATGGAAAATACCGCGGTGTCCTTTTCCCGGCGGATGCCGCGCCCGAACCACTGCCTTAGCTTAATCAGCATTTCCGGGATGATGATGTCCCTACGGTATAAATCAAAGTCCTCATACAGGTTTCTCTGGTATTCCATGACCGGATCAGGCACAGGAAATGGCAGTTTTACCACGATCAGACTGGAAAGGATATCCCCTGCAAGGTCAATCCCCTCTCCGGCGCTGTCACTGGCAAACAGCACTCCGTTTCCGCTTCTTCTAAAGCTACTTATTACATCCAGTCTACCTCTGCCCATGAGAAACAGCGGATAATCAGAAAGCTGCTCCTTCAGACCATAAAACACCCTCTCCATGAGCCAATAGGATGTAAAAAGGATCAGGGTATGCCCATGAGTAGCAGACACGATCTGCACTATTTCCTCCATGATCGCCTGTATGTATCTGTCATCCCGGATATTCGGAAACGGCATACGCTCTGGTATATAGAGCAGACCGTTACTCTGAAAATCAAAGGGTGAGGACTTGCTGGTTTCCATGATTCTTGATAAAGCTGCAAAGGAAATCCCTGTCATTCTCTTGAAGTGACTGAAATCACCCCGGACTGACATTGTGCCGGACGTAATAATAACCGGTATCGGTCTGCTCCAGATGTCATGGAATAAAATCTGTTCCAGTTCCATCGGGACCGCACACAGAGCAAGCCTGCCGTTCTCCCTCTTTTCCATCCAGCAGATTGCATTTCCGCTGTTTAGAAATACGGTCAGCTTGTCCGTCAGCTCCTGACAACGCTTTTTCAGGCCCTGCATCCGCATTTTCTGTCCGCTGTTTTCCTGATAGGATAAGGGAAGCTGCTCCAAAGCCTTTGCCATGTGCCTCATATAATTTTTTTCCATGGAACCTATCACTATTTCAATCCTGCTTCCCTCTCTGGTATGATTTCCTGCTAAATCTCCCGCCAGTCTGTCAAATATCTGTCTGTTATATTCCGCAAGCTGACTCCGTAACACAGTAAGTTCATCCATGGCTGCGGTTCTTCTGTTCGCTTCACTCAAAGTCACAATAAGTTCCGCATCCTGCTCGTCCCAGACTGTGCGGTACATCTGTCTTGCGGCATCTATCAGCTTGTGAGACTCATCAAACACCATTGCCCCATATCTCGGAAAGAGAGGTTTTCTGCCCTGCTTCTGTCCGATTAGATCGGCAAGGATATAATTGTGATTCGTAATCTGAAAATCAAAATTATCCGTCATGCACTTTTTCTTAAAATTCATAAATCTGCATAAAAGCGAATAAGGACATGACTTATTGCAGCGAAACACGTTGATTCTGCCTTTTACATAGGGTGTCAGCACGGCATCATCCAAATCAATCCTGTCAAATTCCTGCTCCCCAAGCCTTGCCAGTTCCAGTATCAGATTGGCATCCACTTCTCTCTGCAAATTTTTTATGGATGTCTCATATATCTTCAATCTGGAGTCACAGACATAATGCCGTTTTCCTTTCCGCACCACAAAAGATAATGGTTTGTCAATTACATGGTGTTCTAAAAGGATGCCGGATATCTGCGGTATGTATTCCTCTGTCAATGATTTCTGCAGGGCTATGGTGGATGTTGATATGACTGCCGGAATCTTCTTATCTGAATAAATGTTATGTACCGTCAGTGCAAGGATATATGCGTGAGTTTTTCCTGTCCCCACTTCCGCCTCACATAAAGCCAGTTTGTTTTCCTGCAATGCCCGGAGCATTTCAAGAGAAAGTTCTTTCTGTTTTACCCTCAGATTCATTCCATGTTTCGGTAAAATCTCATCAAATAAATAAATTAATAATTCTTCTGCACTCTTTGCCATCGTTACGCCTCCTAAAATTTCTTAGTGCCTTAAAGCAGCACAGGAATAGGCTGGAAGGTATCGGTTTGGCTTTTTACTAACAAAAATGAGCTTCCATCCAGCCCATGATTTCTACTGCTTTATAAAAAGGTGCATCAGCCATCCTGCCGGTAAGCAGGCATCATAAAAGCCGCCCACATTCTTTCTCAAACGTGGGTGTGCATTTTCCCGTCACTTATGCGGGCCACTGGCGTGGAAGTATCATTATCTCCGACCGGTATCATCGCATCCTGCCCCACCACGGGCAGTAAAGCCACAGGTAGTTCCCGCTCAGGATAGTGCGGTTCTTTTCACACTGATCCGTCATGGCGTACCCTGACTTGTGCTTTCCGGCTCTCCGGCCGGTCGGATGTGTGCCTGATACACAGATATGAAGTTGTCAAAGTGCAGTAAAAGGGGACTATTTTGAACAAAAGAAAACCCCTTCACCTAATTCGCCGCTAGGTAAAGGGGTCTGCCGAAAAAAAAATTCATTTTATTTTAATATGGTAACGATAATTAGGAATTATGGGGTGGATTTCATCAATGAAGTAAATGGGATGGAATACAATACGCAATTATACTTTTGTAACGAAAGGATGATAAAATGTTAAAAGAATATAAGGAAATATACAAAGAAGCACATAATAAGGCTGAACAAATAAAAATATTTCTCGTATCTAATATACGGGAAAAAACTGATAATTTTTCAGATTATAGCGGAACATCTGTTGTTTCCGAATACCTTTCATTAAATCAGCAAGAATTAATTGTTGAATCTTTAAGAAATAGTGGTTTTGAAACAGTGTGTTTTATAGACGAAATGGATTTTATTAAAAATTATATTACCAACAATTACTACCGCAATGATTCAAAATATCCAATTGTGATTAATACAGCTCAAAAAGGTACTGCTATCGGACGTAAATCTCTAATACCTGCATTTTGCGATCTTTATGGATTATGCCACACAAATAGTAATCCATATGTTGTAAGTTTAGCTAGAAACAAATATCATTGCAACTGTATTCTAAAATCAAACGGATTACCAACAACAAATGATTATTTGTATCTTCCCAATGAGGGATGGCTATTAGATAAACACCCAAATGAAGGCGAAAAGGTAATTGTGAAATTAAATTATGAAACTTCTAGTATTGGTCTGACATCAGATAACATATTTGTTTATGATTGTACCAAGGATTCTTTTATCAAAAACCTTGCGAGCCAATTTAATCAGTCCGTAATAGTAGAAAGCTTTATTGAAGGTTTTGAGGTCGAAGTACCCGTTATTATTGGAACTGAAACAGAAGTTGTACTTCCAGTCGGTATTACAGTAGACAATCAAAAAGACTTAGGAAATCAGATTTTAGACTACAATATCAGAAGAGATTTGAAATTTGGATTTTACAATTTTGAAAAAGCACAACCGGAAATATCTGTAAAACTTGAAGAATGTACAAAGCGTGTAGTACAGTTATTGGGAATTACCGGGTTTGGACGGGTTGATTATAGAATTGACTATAATAACAACATATATGTGACAGATATTGCGACTAATCCACACATTACAAAAGGTATGTCATTTTACTATGCTTTTTCTGAAAATGGTTTGAATTATACTCAAATGTTAGAAACACTTATTTCGTTAGGTCTTATTAAAAGTGGTCATACTTTAAGGGAATCGTTCGGATATGAAAAACTCGGATTTTACAATTAATATACTCACAACTGATGGATCACAATATGATTATTTAATCCATACGTTGGAAAATGCATTTACAGTTAATATAGTTATACGTGAGCTTGGAAAATATCAACGAAAACGATTGATTTTCAACAAAAAATACTATCGTTATATTTGTAACAGATACCAATGGTTTTCAAGAGAAATTAGAGGATATAACAAATATAGAATTAATTATTTTAAGTATGAGGGAATTCTTAATAGCAACATTATAAATGTGGCAAATATTAATTCAGACTATGTGGTTAAACTATTAAATCAAAATCCTTGCAAACTATGTATTGTTATGGGTACATCTATATTAAACAAAAAAATAATAGATGCTTGCAAAGCGGATATTATAAATGTGCATGGTGGTTATTTACCATATTATAGAGGAAACAATTGCATATATTTTGCATACTTAAATGATGATTGGGGGCATATAGCGAATACAATCCATTATATAGACACCGGGATTGACACTGGAGATATCATAGAAATTGTGCATCCAATAATTTTATCCAATGATAATCCAGAGACTTTGTATTGTAAAACAAAAAAATTAGCAATAAATAAATTAGTTGAAATTATAAAAAAGTACCAGAACAACGAATACATACCAAGAAGCTCCCAAGATATTCATATTGGAAAACAATATAAAACGGAAGATCGAAATATAAAAACAGCTATAATTTATTATATTAAACAAATCAAGAGAATGCTTAAGAAATAAAAAAGAAAGGTACGCAGATAACTAATTATTGTCAATATTTATTGATAAACAATAATAGCTCTGCTGTACCTTTTTATTCTGACATATCCCAATTGCAAACAGCCATAAAAGCATATCCTAATCCAAAATATTTCCATGCCAAATCTTGATAAGTTGGCTGTATTGCAAACAACACTTTAATCCATTCTTTTCCAGTGCTTACTGTCCCCGATTTCATTAATTGGATAAGTAAATCATTTTTTTTGGAAAAATATGAACCATTTATAAGACGTTTGGTCAGGTCTTTAATACTATCTAATTGCTGCAAAGCAGCATCCGTTTTTCCTAATAGATACTGATATATTGCTGTATTAGTAACTACTCGGTATTGATATAGCCCTTCCTTTTCTTGCATGTCATAATGGAGTAGAGCCTCATTATGCAAAATGTCATATGCTTTCCGTGGATTATTTTTTAAAGCCCAAAATATGCTAAGATTTGAATTATAAAAGTAAGCGATGAATAACATACCGTTCCAAATTTAATTGAAGATTTGGGATAATACAGTCAAT